CCGCACCACCTACGCACTGCACGGCTTCAGCGGCCTGTGCTTAGGCCTTGCCTTCTTGTCCAAGTACTTTGCGGTGGTGATTGGTCTGGCTTACTTTGTGTACTTCATGGCGTACCGTCGCGAACGCTTGCTCGGCTTTGCCCTGCTGGTGCTGGCGGCCATACCTGGCCCACTGATTAACCTTTGGTGGAATATGGGCCACGGCTGGGCCAACATCATGTTCAATGTCTACAACCGCAACCAAAGCGAAGCGTTTTCTTGGAACAAACCAGCGCTCTACTTGGCCACTTGGTTTTATTTGCTTACGCCTGGCATTGTTTGGCTGTGCTGGAAAGAACGAAGCAGCATCCTCACGCAAGCGCGTCAGCGCCCTTTGTGGACTACGCTGATACTGGTGCCGGTTGCATTCTTCGCGCTGATCTCCATCAAGAAAGTGGTGGGCCTACATTGGGTACTCAACTTCTACCCACTCTTCTTTGTCATGTTGGCATTTGCACTGCCCACGCCGCAAATCAAACGTGCGGCGCAATGGATGGCAATTTTTCTGGGCATCCACTTGGTCGCTTTAGCGGGCTTGTACAGCACACAGCTGTCTGACTGGAAGAACGTCAAGGTGTATGACGAAATCGTGGCAGCCTATCGCACCAAAGAGCTCTTGGCACAAGTACAAAGCCCTGATGCAGTGTTTATGGCCACCTCGTACAAACCAGCGGTGATCTATGGGCACGCCATCAAAACCTACATTACAGTTTTTGGCAGTGGCAGCTATCACGCTCGTCAAGATGATTTGCTTGTCAACTTCGCCGACTACGCGCACAAAACAGTTCGCATCATCAGCTTGGACAAACCAGAGCTAGACGATTACCGTCCATACTTTGACAGTTTGTCGCTCACCACAGTGTCGCAAGACGGTGTGCCGTTTTACTCGGTCGAAGGCAAAAACTTCAATTGGCCTGCTTACCGCGATACGGTGCTCAAGGACATCTTTTCGCAACGCCACCAAATCCCATCATGGCTACCCATGACAGGCTGCCCGTTCTGCCAAAACTATTGCGGTGAAGTGCGCTGCACCAATTAACGCCCCGACGCGTCTTCGAGCAAACGCACCTTCACCGTCTTGCCTTTGACGCGTCCAGCGCTCAAACGCTTGACGGCTTCACGCGCTATGCCGCGCTCCACCGCTGCTAGTATACCTACGCCCTTCGTAAAGGTGCCTTTAGCCGGTGATCATATTGGATATGGGGATCTGCAGATTACGTTCAAGGTCGATGAGGATATGGCGAACTACCTTGAAATCTTCAACTGGATTAAAACAATCGGTTTCCCTGATTCATACTCCCAATACAATCCCGCAGAAGTATACTCGGATGCCACACTTACAGTATTGTCTAGTGCTATGAACCCAAAGTTTGATATCACGTTCGTTGACCTGTATCCTATGGACTTGGGCGGGTTCATGTTCAACTCTACTGCAGCCGATGTCGACTACATCGAGACTGTCGCTACATTCAGATTCCGTACCTTCAACATCACTCCGTTGACCTGACATGCTGAACACATTATAGTCAGCCTTGTTGCTGTGAATATATTATTAGCTATTACTTTATTATGAAATTAGAAGAAATCCAAAACCTATGGGATGTAGATTCCCAAATTGATCGTTCTGAGTTGGGAGATGAATCATTGCGCATTGCTAGGATGCACGCAAAGTACTTCAAAATCTTTTCACAAGAGCGGTTAATGCTGCGCAAGATGGAAGCAAACTTTAAGGAATTATACCGGGATAAATATGAGTGGTACAACGGTACTCTTGCAAAGGAAGTAATGGATCGCTATGGCTGGCAGCCAAACCCGCTAAAGATCCTAAGAACAGATATTGCGATGTACCTTGAATCGGATGCTTCTATGAGGGAAGCACAACTGAAAGTGGACCTGCAACAAGAAAAGGTAAACTTCCTCGAATCGATTATCAAGACACTCGGCACCCTAGGGTTCAATATAAAGAATGCCATCGAATGGAGTAAGTTTCAAAATGGAATATGACCGACATTATTATAGAGAAATTCAATTCGATATCAAACAAGATACATTGTGAGCCAGCAATTGGCCAAGAATTGAATGACTACTTTACGTTCCAATCTCCAGGAGCAAAGTACCATCCCCTAGTGAAAGCAAGAAAGTGGGATGGCAAGATACGGTTATATCATGCAGCCACGCAGCTAATATATGGTGGCCTCAATCACTACATTGAGACGTTCGCAGAGGAACGCAATTACACAGTAGGACACCTTTCAGATTTTGAAGATGATGAGTTCTCATTCGAAGATGCTAAAGCATTCTGCGGTAAGCTAGAACTGACAATGGAGATACGTGACTATCAGCTAAAGACATTTGTCCATGCTGTTAGGAAGAAGAGAGTGTTGTTTTTGTCGCCGACATCTTCTGGTAAGTCGTTTATGATTTTCCTGACACTGATGTATACGTTGATGAAGACGAGTAGTAGAGCACTTGTTGTTGTTCCTACCACGTCTCTCGTCCACCAAATGGTATCGGACTTCCAGTCATACACTAGGATCGATCTTAGCAGTATGTGTCAGAAGATCATGGAAGGGTATTCTACCGACGTCAAAGCACGAATTGTTGTATCGACCTGGCAATCAATATATAAGATGCCACGCAAATGGTATGAACCATTCAAAGTCGTAGTAGGAGACGAGGCACACAACTTCAAAGCAAAGAGCCTAACAACTATCCTTAGTAAGATGACAGAATGCGACTATCGATATGGTTATACAGGTACGCTTGATGGTACACACACGCATAGACTTGTATTAGAGGGTGTATTCGGCCCTGTAGTTAAGTTTATCACTACTGCTGAACTGATAGAGCAGGGGTATGCTTCTAAGTTGAACATCAACTGTATTGTGTTGAAGCATACAGATGAGCATCGTCAGCTAATGAAGAAAGCTCAATATAGAGACGAGATTGCATGGATTGTTCAAAACAATGCAAGAAATATATTCATCCGCAATCTCGCATTGAACCTCAAGGGCAATACATTAATATTATTTCAATTCGTTGAAAAGCACGGCAATGTCCTGTATGATTTGCTTAAAGATCAACCGAATGTGTACTATGTTCATGGTAAGGTCGATGTTGAAATACGCGAAGAGGTGAGAGCGATTGTTGAAAAGCAATCCGACGCGATCATCATTGCATCGTATGGAACATTCTCTACTGGTATCAACATTAAGAACCTACATAACATAGTATTTGCAAGTCCTTCTAAATCACGCGTACGTACGCTACAGTCCATTGGACGGAGCTTGCGTAAGAGTGATACAAAGTCTGAAGCAACACTATATGACATTGCTGATGACTTGACATGGAAGGCTTGGAAGAACCATACAATTAAACACTTCGCTGAACGTGTGAAGATCTATGGTGAAGAGAAGTTTGATTATAAGATACACATGATTCCGCTGAAAGGGTAAGATGGCAATATCACTTGTTAAACTCAACAATGGCACAGAGCTGCTAGGGGACGTAAAGAAAACTACGTCCGGTCTTAGTATCACTGACCCATTGCAGATAAACTACAAGTTCGTATCATTCCAGCCGATGCCTACAGTTAGCGTTAGCCGGTACATGCCATTTGCAGCCGATCCGACGTTCATGTTCTTCCTAGATCAGGTAGTGCATGTTGTCGAGCCGAAACAAACGATGATCGAATACTACACTCACGCATTGTCGAACTACCAAGATGAAATAGATGCACACATTGACAGTGAGTTGATGGGTGTAGTAGGTAGATCGTCGATCAAAAGCTCCGCCAATAAAGAAGAGCTCTATACTGCATTATTGGAGCGGTTGGAAGTAGAAGGCCCAGCAAACTAACACTTTTTTGTTGACCCTATCCTTATAGGTCCGTATACTGGTACTCTGGTATGGAACATAGGAGAAATAATGGCTACCCATTATGTTGACAATAAAGAATTATATCGAGTGATGGTCGAATTTAGACAGGGATCACTCGATGCAAAAGCAAATGGAACGGAACGTCCGCGTATTCCGAACTATGTCGGTGAGTGTATTCTAATGATTGCGAAGCGGCTATCGACGAAGCCGAACTTTGTTAATTATTCGTATAGAGAAGAGATGATATCGGATGGCATAGAAAACTGTATATGCTACATCGACAACTTTGACCCATTAAAATCGACCAACCCATTTGCATATTTTACGCAAATCATTTATTATGCTTTCCTTCGCAGGATCCTGAAGGAAAAGAAACAGACATACATCAAGCATAAGACGCTTGAGAATTCTATGCTGTTAAACGAATTGTTCGAGCAAGGTGAATTTAGTGAGCAAGAATTCACACCAACTCATATAGACCTCGACAATGACAATATGTTCGACTTCATTAAGTCGTTCGAAGACAACCTCATTTCAAAGAAAAAGAAGCGTGCTAAGAAGGGTGTGGAGAAATTCATTGAAGAAGATGTTATGTCGGAGGATGAGGTCGGACGTGAAGTGGATGACATGACTCCAGATGTTGATAATGATATTGATAAACTAGACGAATAATATGAAGATAGCCCTGCTAGGTGACACGCATATTGGTGCGCGTAACGACAACCTGAATTTCCATGAGTTCTTCAAGAAGTTTTACGACGAAGTATTCTTTCCATACCTCCATGAACATAAGATCGACCATGTGATTCAGCTTGGCGATATGTTCGATCGTCGAAAATATATCAACTTTCAATCGTTGAAACATGGTCGTGAGTATTTGTTGAATCCGTTAAATGATCTCAACGCTTGGGCCTTGGTCGGCAATCACGACACCTACTACAAGAATACGAACGACGTCAATTCGTTGGAGCTGTTGCTTGATGGGTACAAAAACATCAACGTAATCAACACACCTACAGAGATCCACTTCGAAGACAAGTTGTTCCTGCTGATGCCATGGATATGTCCAGAGAATGAGCGAGAGTGTATCGACGCAATAACAAACACCAAAGCAGATGTTGTTATCGGACATTTTGAAATCACCGGATTTGAAATGTATAGAGGAACTGTGTGTGATGAGGGATTGGATGTTAGCATCTTCCGTCGACCACCAATGGTGTTGTCTGGACACTTTCACCACAGATCGCAGAATGGAAATATCCACTATCTCGGAACACCATATGAAATGACATGGTCCGATCATGGAGACATCAAGGGATTCCACATCTACGACACTGACACTGGCGAGCTCGAATTCATCCCCAACCCTCATGTCATGTTCCATAAGATCCTGTATGATGATCAGGAGAAGACGATGGAAGAAGTCACAAGCATCGATTATGAGAAGTATAGTGGAACCATTGTCAAGCTGATTGTCAGGACCAAGAATAACCCAGCATGGTTCGATCTTATGATCGATAAGCTAGAGAAGGCTGGTGTTAGTGATATCCAAGTCGTTGAGGATCATTTCCACCTAGATGTGGAAACGGATGATGAAATCATTAACGAAGCTGAAGATACGCTAACCATCTTGACGAAGTACATCGACGGGCTGCAGATACAAGGTGACAGACAACGTCTTGATTCGCTAATGCAGAACTTATATCACGAAGCATTGAGTACAGAATAATGAGATTCTTGATCACAGGACATGAGGGGTTTATTGGCCGCCATGTATTCGAATACTACTCATCTAAGTATGATTGTGTAGGACTGGATATCAAATCCGGCAACGATATTACCGAGTGTGTGTTGCCAGAATGTGATGTCATCATCCACCTTGCTGGGTTGCCTGGTGTAAGGCGTAGCAAGGAGTTTCCAGAAGACTATTGGCACGCCAATGTGATTGGTAGTCAGAGGGTATTTGAACATGCTGAACGCATTGGAGCAAGGCTGTTGTATGCGTCTAGTTCGTCCGTAAAGGGGTGGTACAACAATCCATATGCCACGACCAAGAAGGTGGTGGAAATGATTGCTCCTCCACGTTCATTGGGAATGAGATTCCATACTGTATATGGCCGCGATTCTCGACCCGACATGATGTATGATATGTTGATCGGCCATCGTGCAAGGTACATTACCAACCACATGCGAGACTTTACACACGTTGATGATGTTGTAACAGCTATAGACGTACTGTATAATAATGGGGTTTGTGGTATTGTTGACATAGGATCTAACAATCCAGTATCTGTAATTGAGCTATCGCAGGCAGCAGGCCAATCACTACCAATAATGCAAGTGGGTGGAGAGGCCCACATTACGTGCGCCAATACCACATTATTAACTTCGCTTGGTTGGAAGCCAACGAAGCATGTATTAACTGAAATGCGTAATGATATACTTTAAGACTATACGATGGAAGAACTTGCTCAGCACAGGCAATGTCTTTACGGAAATTCAATTCGACAAACATAAGACCACATTGATTGTGGGTGAGAATGGTGCTGGTAAGTCGACGATGCTTGATGCGTTGTCATTTGCGATGTATGGCAAGCCGTTCCGCAATATCAAGAAGAACCAATTGATCAATACAGTCAATGGTAAGGGTGCTACAGTTGAGCTTGAATTCTCTATCGGCAAAAAAGAGTACAAGATTGTACGTGGAATTAAACCAAACGTGTTTGATATCTTCGTCGATGGCAATTTGATTGATCAGAATGCCGATGCAAAAGAGTATCAAGCGATGCTCGAGACTCAGATTCTGAAATTGAACCAGAAGTCGTTTGCTCAGATCGTCATCTTAGGCAGCGCATCATTCGTACCCTTCATGCAGTTGCAAACGGCTCACAGAAGAGAGATTATTGAAGATCTTTTGGACATCGGCATCTTCTCGACGATGAATAGCCTGCTGAAGGATAAGGTCGCTCTGAATAAGATCAAGATGTCTGATGCTGATAATGCGATTCGTTCGAATGCTGACAAGATCGAGATGTACAACAAGCACATCCAAATATTGAAACAGAATAACGATGAGCTGATTGAACAGAAGCGCCAACAATCGTCCAAGCTGTTGGACGATATCGATAATGCTAACAGCAGTATCACGAGGATCAATGGTGAGATTGAGACACTCAATGGAAGCATTACAGACCAAGACAAGGTACGGAAGAAGCTAGAGACGATCCGAACAATGTCGGGGAAGGTGGATCATCGTCTTGAAAAGATCAAAAAGGATATTGAATTCTTTAATGCCCATGATGACTGTCCGACATGCCGACAAGGAATTGCACACGAACATAAGGCTGAGATTCTAGAAAAGAACAATGCCCAGGTTTCTGAAATCGAACAAGGTAAGAGCCAGATTACAGAAGAGCTTGAAAGTATCAACACTAGACTTACCGAGATCTCCAGCGTATCATCTTCAATCTCTACTAAAAACAGAGAAGTGTCAGACCTACTCGTTCAAGTCCGCACTTGGTCCAACTTCGTAAGAGGGATCGAGCAAGAGATTGAGAAGCTGAATAACAATACGAAGCAGATCGACACTAACGATCAAGAGATCAACACATATAAAGAAGCATTGAAATTGGCCATTGCTTCCAAAGAAGAGTTGACGAAGGACAAGTCTACGTTCGATGTTGCAAGCATCTTGTTAAAGGATACTGGTATCAAGACGAAAATCATCAAGCAGTATGTACCCGTGATCAATAAGCTGATTAACAAATACTTGGCAGCGATGGACTTCTTTGTTAATTTTGAATTAAATGAGAGTTTTGAAGAAACAATTAAGTCGAGGTTCCGCGATGAATTTACATACGACTCCTTCAGTGAGGGAGAAAAGAGCCGTATTGATTTGGCTTTGTTATTCGCTTGGCGCGCTGTGGCTAAGTTGCGCAATAGCGCAAGTACCAATTTGCTGATTATGGATGAGGTATTCGATAGCTCACTCGATGTGCAGGGCGGTGATGAATTGATTAAGATTATCCAAAGCATTGTCGGCGATTCTAATGTATTCGTGATCAGCCACAAGACAGACCAACTGATGGATAAGTTTGAGCATGTAATCAAATTCCAGAAGGTAAAGAACTTCAGCCAAATAGCAACATAAGGAAAAATATGATTTTAAATTTAGTAGACACAGGCAATCCGCTGCTGTATAAAGAATTGGAAGAGTTTGATTTTGCAAACCCACCTTGCGACCCAGTCGAGTTAGCAAACAACCTAATCGAAACGATGGCTCATCATCGCGGTCTGGGGTTGTCATCCAACCAGTGTGGATTGCCATATCGAGTGTTTGCGTTGTGGTCGGAGCAACCGCTTGTTGTATTTAATCCACGTATTATCGACCAGTCCTCAGAATTCGTCCAATTGGAAGAAGGCTGCTTGACTTTTCCAAATCTTTTTATTAAAATAAAGCGTCCGAAGATTATCAAGGTTCGTTTCCAAGATGTCACAGGTGCTACTCATACTGAAAAGTTTATCGGCATGACTGCTCGTGGCTTCCTCCACGAGATGGATCATTTGGACGGCATCATTTATCAGAAGCGCGCTTCTGTACCGCAGTTGAACAAATCTGTGAATCAGCGCAAGATGCTAGAGCGTAGGTTGAAGCGTGGTGAGGTGTATTATAAGCCAGCCGAAGTACCAGGTGTTGTATCCACAGACGGTACCATCACATTCAACACACGTACTGATACAATTACAAACGGTTAAGGAATTACATGGCAAAATTAAAAGTAGCAGAGTTATTTTACAGCGTCCAAGGTGAAGGACGTTACATGGGCGTGCCGTCCGTGTTCCTCCGCATCTTCGGATGCAACTTCAAATGTGAAGGCTTCGGATTGCCTAAAGGAGAATTGAGTAATGAAAGAAACCTCGTCGATGCTGACTCAATCAAGAACTACAAAGACCTCCCACTCGTTAGCACCGGATGTGACTCTTATGCGTCTTGGGATCCTCGTTTTAAGCATCTTAGTCCTGTTCTTAGCACCGATAGCGTTGCCGATGCTATTATGGATATGCTTCCGTTTGGTGAGTGGAAAGAAGAGCACTTAGTTATTACAGGCGGCGAGCCGTTGCTCGGCTGGCAACGTGCATACCCAGACCTGCTTAAGCATCCTAAGATGTTGGCATTGAAGGAACTGACATTCGAGACGAATGGTACACAAGAGCTGACCAAAGAGTTTGCGGACTTCTTAAAGGAGTCATTTGAGTATGACCAGCTGACATTCTCTGTTAGTCCTAAGCTCAGCGTCAGTGGCGAGAAATGGGAAGAGGCGATCTGCCCTCAAATCGTCGCTGAGTACAACAAGATCGGATACACATACTTGAAGTTCGTGGTCGCATCTGAGGAAGATGTCCAAGAAGCTGTTAAGGCTACTGCAGAATATCGTGCAGCTGGTTTTGATGGGCCGGTGTATTTGATGCCGGTTGGTGGTGTAGAGAGCGTGTACACCATGAACGCTAAAAACGTAGCAATCGCTGCTATGAATCTAGGTTACCGCTACAGCGATCGTTTGCAGGTACCTCTTTTTAAGAATGAGTGGGGCACATGATCAATTACTCTAATACAGAATTTGTAGATGACATCGACAAACTAACACACCAGATCATTGGGTCTGGTAAGCATTACGATTACATCGTTGGCGTGGTTCGTGGAGGAGCGATCCCAGCAGTATGCCTTTCGCATAGATTAGGTCTCCCGATGAAATGTGTGTCGTGGTCAACATTTCATGGAGATCAGATGCGAGAGTCTGCATGGGACATTGCAGAAGACATCCATGACGGCAAGAAGGTACTTTTAGTAGACGACATCCTCGACTCTGGACGAACGATCAAAGAATTGTTTGAAGATTGGGATGTGCAAAAGGAACAAGTTGATGTTGCAGTGTTGATCTATAACACCGATCAGTCTATAGTACCAGAATACTATGGCAGAAAAGTAAACAAAGGTGTCGATCCGAGTTGGATCACCTTTTGGTGGGAAACAGAGGATGAGGAATAATAATGAGTAAACCAGTCGTACAGTACAAATATACAAGTACTAAAGAGTATCATAATGCGTTTCCGGTTGCATACCGCCAATGGCGTGCCGATTCGCATTGCAACTTGATTCATGGCTATGCATTCAGCATGAAGTTCTATTTTGGGACAGATGACTTGGATGTTCGCAACTGGGCAGCAGACTATGGCGGTCTGAAGGAATTGAAAAACGTGCTCGAAAGTCAATTTGACCACACGCTCCTTGTAGCAGAAGATGATCCAGAGCTTGATTTCTATAAAGAGATGGAAAAGCGTAAGTTGGCTAAACTTACCATCCTACCAAAGCTAGGGTGTGAAGGCCTTTCGGATCAATTATACAAGTACGTGAATGGTGTATACATTCCAGATATGTGGGGTCCTGCAGAAGCAGCTCGTCTGTGGTGTTACAGAGTTGAAGTACGTGAGACTCAAAGTAACATGGCCTTCCGTGAAGGACATCGTGAATGGAATGAGGACTTGTTCGCATAATGGCATTCAAGCAATTTGCATGGGTCCCAGATGGGACTTATGATTATAGAGAATACCTAGTACGCTACGTTCTGAAGGACGGCAATGCTACTACAGTTCTTTCAAAGATGTGGGTTGACTCTGGCCCACCTGATGAACTATCATCAGAGTTAAAGCAACCATGGGGAGCGTTTCCAGACTTCCCTCCTAAACCACCAAAGAAAGTAGAACAGAAATGATCGCAGAAGGATTTGACGATAAAGGAAAAGCAGCTTCTAAGAAGAAAGCTGATGTAGAGGGTACGTACTTGGTATCCGCCACAGTACGCAATCGACTGAAGCAAGCTAATAAGCGCTTCAATGCAAACGACAATATCTCTGAGTTCCTGAAAGAGGACGAAATTCCTAAGCTGGTTGACGAGGTCGCTGGGAAGTTCCAAGGCGTGTTGGAGAGCTTGGTTATTGACGTTGAAAACGACCCAAATTCCCATGACACAGCTCGCCGCTTGGCGAAGATGTACGTGTATGAATTGATGGCTGGTCGCTATGAGAAGCCACCAAAAGTAACTGCGTTCCCCAACACAGGACCAGAACGATTCGAAGGCATGTTAGTTGTACGTGCTGAATTGATCTCTATGTGTTCGCACCACCACCAGCCAGTTAAGGGTACTGCTATTATTGGCATCATCCCTACAGGCGAAGTTATTGGGCTATCGAAGTATGCTCGTATTGCTCAGTGGTGTGCTCGTCGTGGTACGTTGCAAGAAGACCTCGCGAATCAAATCGCTAAGGAAATTATGAATGCAACAGACACAGAGAATTGCGCAGTGTATATCCAAGCAACTCATGGTTGTATGGAAAACCGAGGTGTGATGGCTCACTCGAGCTTGACACAGACAAGCGTGGTCCATGGCTTATTCCACAACGATTCAGTTAAGGCTGAGTTCATGTCGAATGTGAAGTTGCAATTCGCAACAGCACGCTAATTATTTTATTATAGGAGTGATTATATTATGACACAAAAAAAGCGTATCCTTACATCATTATCATCTGGCAAAGAGTTGTCTGCAAAACAACTGACATCTTTGTATAAGATCGCATCCCCAACAAAGGTGATCTCTACCCTCCGTGCAGAGGGTCATAAGATCCAATTGAAGAAGCACACCGACCGTTCTGGTCGCACTACATCCAAATATCATTTGGTATCTAAGTCAACTCGCAAAACAGCTACAGCTTAATGCAATACCCGCCTAGTGCGGGTTTCACATTGAAAGGTGTAGCATGATTGTTACCACATATGAGTTGGGCGATCTTGCTAATGGTGGATTTAAAAAGTCGAAGCTGGCTGAGGAAGCATTACTTAAATTAGTTGCCAGTAAGAAGAGATTGTCGTATAGTGTAGACTTGACTGAGGGAAAGAATACAGATTGGGATGGTATGTTAGGTACTGACCCAATCGAAATTAAGTTCTCAGCCAAGATGTTTACTGGCGAAAACCGATTCGGCAATTTCTTCGAGACGCATTATAAGAGCGGAAAACCATCTGCTCTTCTATTAACAAAAGCCACGAAATATATTACAGTAAGCCCTGGTTGGTCAAATAAGTACGCATCCGTTACAGGCAAAGTGCGTATGTGGAATGTAAATGAGCTATTGAATGTAATGGATAATCCATACCCTGTAGTCGAGTTTGATTATGGTGAAAAAGGATTCTTTGTACCAAACAAGTCTTCCCTAGTTAATCACGAATGGGTTGGCGACGTTTCGTTCGATCAAGAAAAGCGTAGTTACAATATTTCAAATTGGATATAAGATAATGAATACTATTAATGTGACGGGGGATTCGGTAGTGACTATCAACACCCCACCTAAGTCATACATCTGGGTTACCTTCCAGAAAGAAGGAATCCACAAATACCCAGCAGCAGCGACTGATCCCAAACTGGCAACAGGCGATTGGCTTGATGTTAGCTTCCTAGGTGTACCGCATCGCCATATTTTCCACTTCCGTGTGGAGATGGAAGTGTTCCACGATGACCGTGATGTTGAATTTATCCAAGCAAAGCGCTGGATGGAGAGCTGGTATCAGGACGGAACATTGGCACTCGACTTCAAGTCTTGCGAGATGATGGCTAAAGAATTGTATGCGAAATGCATCAAGCAATGGCCAGATCGTGATTATGTAGTCCAAGTATCGGAGGACGGCGAAAACGGCTGCCGCATTGTGTTCGATAAACCGAAGGTGTATGGTCAATGATTAACTTCTGCCACATTTCCCCAACCAAGTACCTAGAGCAGTTCACAGAGCAGAATGGCGCTCATTTGATTCTGGCTCACCTAGTCGAGACTGATCCTGACTACTGCGAATTCTATGCAAACCTAGAAGATGGCAAGTATAAGATCATGGACAACTCTGCATTCGAGATGTTCAAGCTTGGCCGTCCGATGTATGACTCTGATAAGCTGATCGAAATGGCAAAGGCATGTAAAGCTGATTGCGTCGTGATGTCTGATTATCCTAAGATGCATTCATCACATACAGTTAACGCTGCTGTCAAGATGATTCCTGAATTGAAGGGTGCAGGATTCGATACATTCTTCTGCCCACAAAGTGAACTCGGCGACATTGAAGATCTGATGTCTACGATGGCATGGGCACTGAACAATCCAAACATCGATTTGATTGGTATGTCCATCCTAGCATGTCCTATTGCAATGGGCGTGAATGAAAGCACGTTCAATGATGGCAAGCGTTCTGATTCTTATAAGATGCAACGATTCACATCGCGCTTTGCTGTATTTGATGAAATGCAACGTCGTGGCCTATTGAACGACTTGGCAATGAAGCGTTTCCATTGTTTGGGGATGGTTGATGGCCCTAAAGAGATTCGCTTGCTTAAGCAATTCGAACAATACATCTTCTCATGGGATTCAAGTGCTGCTGTATGGGCTGGCATTCACGGTCTCCAGTTCGACGGATCTCCTACTGGTCTGACGAACGGTAAGTTTGAGAAGGAAGTGGAATTTGACTACGTCGGCGAAGTGAATACACAATCAGTACAATACAATATCAATTATATCAGCGGACTTCTTAAATGAGTTTCAAGATAATCGCCCTGACAGGGCCGAAGGGCAGCGGGAAGGATACAGTTGGTCAGTTGATCTCTGATGCGATTCCTAATGCCCAGACGATCGCTTTTGCTGACCCCATCAAGCAAGTGATCGTCGACATATTCAAGCTGGATGGTATTAGTGATTATGATTTGTTTAAGCGTACAGTCGTTGACTACAAACTCGACTATGTGCCAAAGCATCTTGCTGGCAGACACGTAGTTCGTGAAATTGGTATGTTGATGCGCAACTATGACGATAAACAATTCAACAACTATATCCGCACACGTGTGGAGTCTGATCCCCACAAGGTATGGATTGTTACTGATCTAAGATTTGATAATGAGTACACGTTCCTGAGGTCGCTGGGTGCTAAAATTGTTAAAATTACACGCCCGTCATATACATATGATGGCCATATTACTGAACGTGAATTCAACGACTCGCTTGTAGACCATACCATTATGAATGATGGGTCGTTAGAATACTTGAAGATTAGAACTGAAATTGTTATGAAGAATATTATACAGGAGTGGGCATGAAGCACATTATGAGCACACATTCGAAGTCTACACTTTCGAATGTATTGAATGAAGACGTTCAGCCGAACGCAGTAGATCTTAGACTGGGTCAAGTCTTTAAGATCAAGGAAGATCTGTTTGAGATCTCTAATGAACACAAGAAGCATCGCGGCACCGACTATGAACTCAAGGTGGACCCAGAAGGATACTTCAACCTTGAGCCAGGTCATTATGAGGTGGTGATGGAAAATATTATCCGTGTGGGTGAAGGTGAAGCAGGCTGGGTGATTACCCGTTCGACACTAAACCGCAATGGTCTGTTCCTTACATCTGGATTATATGATAGCGGATATCATGGAGTGATGGCTGGTGTATTGCATGTTACTATCGGTAACGCAAGAATCAAAAAGGGCACACGCGTTGGACAATATCTCAGTTTTGAAGCTGAGGCATTGAGCAGCTACGACGGTGACTATGGATTGGGTAAAGAGCATGACAATAAATATGGAGTTAAATAATGGAAATCAAAGCTGAAATTGCAGACTTGCAAAAAAAGAAACTGTTCGTAGCGACGCCGATGTACGGTGGTGCTTGTGCAGGCATGTATACAAGATCTATCGCAGACTTGTCTGCTATCTGCGCAAAATACCAAATTCCGTTGCAATTGTACTTCTTGTTCAATGAGTCATTGATCACCCGTGCTCGTAACTATTGCGTTGATGAATTCCTGCGCAGTGGTGCAACTCATTTGATGTTCATCGACTCTGACATTGGCTTTAATCCAAATGATGTCTTGGCGCTGCTGGCATTGATGTCTGATGATAGTCCTTATGACGTCATGGGCGGTCCATACCCTAAGAAGTGCATCTCTTGGGAAAAGATCAAGATGGCTGTCGATAAAGGAGTTGCGGACGAAGATCCAAACGTACTCGAGAAGTTCGTTGGCGACTATGTGTTCAACCCTAAAGGCAATCAACGTGAGATTCCATTGGGCGCTCCAGTTGAAGTTATGGAGATCGGCACTGGGTTTATGATGGTACGTCGTAAGACGTTCGAGGATTACGCAAAAGCATATCCACACCAGTCTTACAAGCCAGATCATGTCCGTACCGAGCACTTCGATGGAACACGTGAAATCATCGCTTATTTCGATTGTATCATCGACCCACAAAGCAAGCGCTACTTGTCAGAAGACTACATGTTCTGTTACAACGTAGAGAAGATGGGTGGTCGTGTGTGGTTCTGTCCATGGATGCAACTACAACACGTTGGTAGTTATGTGTTTGGCGGAAGCTTAGCTGATTTGGCATCGATCGGTGCATCAGCAACAGCGGATGTTAATAAACTTGGCGGCAAGCCAAAAGCTAAGTGAGGACTGAATGAAACTTGAAGGACGCACAATTTCGATATTGAAAAACTTTGCGAGCATTAATCCTTCCATCATGTTTAAGCCAGGTCAGACTTTGAGGACGATGAGTCCTCAGAAGACGATCTTGGCTCAAGCAGTGATTAAAGAAGAGATGCCGAGTGAGTTTGCGATTTATGACCTAAGTCGTTTCCTGAGTGTGATGAGCTTGTTCCAACAACCATCACTTACGTGCCACGACAAGTATGCAGTAATTAGCGATGGGTCTCAGAAGGTGAACTATACGTTCGCCGACCCAACAATGATCGTACTGCCTTCTGATAAGACGCCGAAGTTTGAGGCTGATGTCAGCTTTCAGCTATCGGCAGATGTGCTGAATAAGGTTCAGAAAGCTATGGGCGTATTGAATATGCCAGAACTTGCGGTTGTTGGTGACGGCAACAGTATCATGGTTCAAGCAATCGACTCAAAGAATCCATCCGGCGATAGCTTTGCTATTGAAGTTGGTGAAACAGAACACACATTCAGAATGATTTTTAGAGCCGAGAATATGAAGATTATTCAGGCTGATTATGATGTCGCCATCTCTTTTAAAGGCATCTCGCATTTCAAATGTGAAGATGTTGAATACTGGATCGCGACTGAATCTTACTCTACCCAAGGAAAATAATGAAACCTACATCTAATTTCAGACTCAGCAAATCTTTCAAGAACCTTCTTGGAAATGGCAAGTTTAAAGACGCACATGAGCGTGGCCATTTCAAGCGTATGTTGATTGATGCCCAACTGTCAGCAGAGCAGGCTAGCCGCGCAAAGCTTGACAAGAGCGCAAGAGAAGAGTAAAATGCAACGTAGCGTGATAGATGACTTGATCGCTGAGCTTGAAGAAGCTATTGCTAGTCTCCAAAACAGACCTGGCAATAGCGATGTTATAGCACAATTACAAACGCAGATTGATAGTCTGCGTCAACGTTATACAGAAGAGTGAATATATTATGATTGAAGTTGATAAGAAAGCCCTCCGTGGCTACCTAGATGAAATGTCTGCCAGCATGTTCCGTGCTGGAGGTGAACGAGATTTTCAACGCGAAGCAACCAAGGATGCTGCTGAGAAATTTGAAATGAAACCAAAGACTTTAAAGAAACTTGCTCGCGTATACCATAAGCAAAACTTCACTGATGAAATTGCCGATGCAGCAGAATTCCAAAAGCTGTATGAGGATACCGTATTGACTGCTCCTTCGATTGCGGAGTAAATATGCGTGACGATTTCCTGTGGGTGGAAAAGTACCGCCCTCGTACCGTGGCTGACGCAGTACTGCCGGCCGAGCTGAAAGAGACATTCCAACAGTTTGTCAATGATGGTGTCGTTCCTAACTTGATCCTTACTGGCAGAGCTGGTACGGGTAAGACTACCGTTGCACGCGCCATGCTCGAAGAGCTCGAATGTGATTACATCGTAGTCAACGGCAGCTTGAATGGCAACATCGATACGCTGCGCTATGAGATCCAGCAGTTTGCGTCGAGCATGTCGCTTTCTGGTGGCCGCAAGTATGTTATCCTCGATGAGGCAGACTACTTGAATGCAAATTCTACACAACCAGCTCTTCGCAACTTCATGGAAGAGTTCTCAAAGAATTGTGGATTCATTCTTACTTGCAACTATCCAAACCGAATTATTAAAGAGCTGCATAGCCGTTGTAGCGTTATCAACTTTAAGATCCCATCTGCAGAGAAGCCAAAGCTAGCTGCTGGATTTTACCGCCGTGTAGTGGATATCCTTGGTCAAGAAGGTATTGCCTTCGAAGCAAAAGCAGTTGCTGCAGTCGTCGAGAAGCACTTCCCAGATTTTAGACGTACTCTGAACGAGCTGCAACGATACTCGTCCAACTCAAATAAGACGATCGATGTTGGTGTCCTAGCAAACGTCCAAGAAGAGTCGATCAAGCAATTAGTTGCTTCGATGAGGAATAAAGACTTTTCGGGCGTACGCAAGTGGGTAGTCGAACATATCGATATGGAGCCAAGCGTTCTGTTCAGACAGTTTTATGACTATTCGCACGAATACTTCTCCCCATCTGGTGTTGCTCAGCTTGTGCTGATCCTGGCCCAATACCAATATAAGCAAGCGTTCGTCGTTGATACGGAAATCAACCTCGTTGCATGTATGACCGAAATTATGATTGATTGTGAGTTTAAATAATGTTCAAGTTTGGAAACTTTAATCCTGATCCAGTGTGGCACCGCCACATTAGCTTTGCTAAGAGCGCAGTTCGCATTGCAGCTGGTGCTGCGTTGATGTTGGTCGACTACAGCATGTGGGCGACAGTATCGGGAGCTTTATTCATTGCAGCAGAAGTACTTGGCATCATTGAAGAGATCGTATAATGTTCGATCTTCTTGCCCCGACATTTGATTGGATTAAGAATGACTGGAAAAGCAATCGATTTCGTTTTTGTGTTGAGGTCTTTGCTTGGGTTCTTAGTGTTAGCTGCGCTCTCACTATGGCACTCACCGTTCCAAACCCACCTCTCAAGTTTCTATACATTCCTTGGGTTACCAGTACTATTGTATATGCTGGGTGCGCTTATAGTCGGCGTTCCTTTGGCATGCTTGCTAATTACACCCTTCTTGCCATCATCGACGGCATCGCACTAATCAAGTGGTGGGCATAACCATGACTCCATTTGATTTTGTAAACGCTATTAATATGTCCAAGAAGGACCTGATGACAGGTTCTGAGGACGACGTCCAAGCTGAAAAGGACTACGTCCCATTCGTCGTTAACCGCTCATTGTCGTATTTTCCAGATACACTGATGTATGCAAATGAGATTAACCAGTATGGCGACCTCGACAAAAAGCTTCAATTCCACTTCCTGCTAAATAGTATTCGACCGGGAAAACGTTTTTCGAAATGGGTAAAAAAGGAAGAAAGTGCAGATCTAGAACTTGTTATGCAACACTTTAAGTATGGCATCGACAAGGCCAAGCAAGCGCTACCATTATTATCTGATGAACAACTATCCATTATAAGAACTATACAAACAAGTGGAGTTGAAAATGACAAATATACTTGACTCATTAGTCGAGGTGAGGCTTGCAAAAGAAGATGATTTTTTAAAAGTACGTGAAACATTAACGCGAATCGGAGTCGCATCGAAGAAAGATAGAATTCTATTTCAATCGTGTCACATTCTGCATAAGCAGGGAAAATACTACATCGTTCACTTTAAAGAACTCTTTGCTTTGGACGGTAAGCCAACAAATATCTCAGACGATGATTTATCAAGACGCAATACAATTGCAAATCTAATTGCTGAGTGGGGATTGGTGACATTGGTAGATGAACTGAAATCGAAAGACCCAGTTTCACCACTATCACAAATAAAGGTACTTCCATTCAAAGAAAAGAATGAATGGGAATTGGTAGCCAAATACAACATTGGTCATAAAAAATAATTGATATAGGGTTTTGGTTATGAGAGGTAAATGGCATACACGATTTTTTGATCTTGCAACTCATGTTGCACAATGGTCGAAGGATCCAAGCACAAAAGTTGGAGCATGTATTGTGAATGCAGACAACCAGGTGCTTAGTTTAGGGTTTAATGGGTTCCCGCGCGGGATATTCGATTTCGCAAAGAGATACGACGACAAGGAAACTAAGTACTTGTTTGTATCTCATGCTGAACGCAATGCATTAGACAATGCGTTTGGAGATACACGAGGAGCGACGTTGTATACAACATTGTTCCCATGTAATGAGTGCACGAAGGGTATCATCCAAAAGGGAATACGGACGATCGTCACGCCTAGACCAGATACAACCAGAACACATAATCACTACGACATAACATTAGCAATGTTGCGCGAGGCTGAGATACAAGTTTTGTTCATTGAGCAGTTCGCTGAATTCGAAGAACAAAAATAATTTACAAAAACTGTTGACTAGAGATATAATTTAGATATATACTAGACAAATATTAATCTTACTTAAAAGAAACAAATGTTCTCCATAGTCGTATCCACAACAAAACATGAGCAACCGAGCTATCTCAGCTTGGCCGCACGCTCATGCTTTATTGGTAATGGACGCGATTGGGCTAGCCGGGGAACCATGTAACTGTCACTGTAAGTAACTAGAAACAAGGAACCCCAGGCATCGAAAGATCCTGGGGTTTTTTATTTGTGGTTATCCAGACTGTTGACCAGAATGATGTTCTGGAATATAGTTTACGAATCGACTGAATTAATTTTTGATCGATCATGTTGATAAGATTGTTGTTCTGTATTACAATCGAGTCTTCGGCAGATGAGTTAGTTGAAAAATTAATTACAAATGCTGTTGACTTTGATCTTGTATTGAACTACAATTGAGTCTGAGATAATTTTGCATTAGAGATCATCGAGTCTCTTAGCAGTAAAGGTTCTTTCACAATTTGTGGATGGTGGTTTCTGTAAGGGCTTGTTCTCTTACAGAGGCCATACCAAAATATGCTTACGCACATACTGCCGCAATTAGAGCGGTTGTTATCTGCGGTGGTTCTGACAGACTGCAAAAAGTCGACGGGTCAGCGTTGATGAACGTATGAGCATGTTTTGATATGGCTATGGTGTGTTCGTCTATCGGTTTAGGACGCTGCCCTTTCAAGGCGGAAAGACGAGTTCGATTCTCGTACGCACTACCATTAATTAAAATCTCTGTAAGCTCGGAGGCACAGTACATGCGTTATGTAACTATACTAATACGCCGTAATCGATCGTAAAGCGGTTGAGGTATAGCAAATAGTGCAGAGATTTTAATTAATGGAAATGCTTCGTTAGCTCAGTTGGTTAGAGCGCATGCCTGTCACGCATGAGGCCGTCGGTTCGAGCCCGATACGGGGCGCCAAGTTATTTTACCCGGATAGTTAAATGGTATAACGTGCGCTTGATAAGCGCTTATCGCAAGTTCGATTCTTGCTCTGGGTACCAAGTTTTATACCGTAGAGATCCTCTGATGGGGATACCTCACTGTCTATGAGGATGTGGCGGGTTTGATTCCCGTCTACGGTGCCAGTTTTAGAATAGTTACAGCAACACACAAAGAACACCAAACTTTTAATTTGACATGTTCGTCAACGCTATTCTGTTATATTTGGGGACAGTAGTGGGCTACGGTTCTCCCTTGCAAGGAGGATGTCTAGAAGGATTCGATTTCCTCGGTCTCCACCAATTTTTTATACTGCGTTCGACTTCAGGTGAGGTCATCACCCTTTCAAGGTGACTAGACGGGTTCGATACCCGTACGCAGTACCAGTTTTCGGTTGTAAGCTTTGATGGCGAAGTACCCGGCTCTTACCCGGATTAACGGAGTTCGATTCTCCGACGACCGACCAGTTTTAGGATACTTGCAGCAATGACTTAAAAGTCAGTAGGTTCGATTCCTACATTTGGAGCTTTCCAAATCCGTCGTAAGGTACGACAAACGATTGAAACTCGTTCAACTAAAAAGGTATCCTGTTGTATTTGTAGGGGGCTTGTCGTCTGGTGATGACACTACGCTTTGACCGTAGGAAGATGAGTTCGATCCTCATGCCCCCCGCCAGTTTTTGTTTAACTAATTTAATGGAGGCAGTCTATGAAAAAGACGAAACCGATCGTGCGCGAACGTAACTGCTTCGTTCGATTAGCACTATTCCGTAAAGCAGGATCGCACCGCAAGTCTAACAAGGCATTGCGTAAAGCGATCAACCAATCATCGTTGGGTTTATAGTTTAACGGCAAAAACATCTGGCTTTTAACCAGTAAGAGTCTCGGTTCGAATCCGAGTAGACCCACCATATGAAAGCATACTACCGAAGTTGGTTCGGTTAGACAGGGAGATCCAATTGCCTATGTCGTTAGTGTGTTTTTATATGGTACGTAATTTGAGTACAATGGTCACACGCCCTTGCTTAGATTACAAACGCCATAATAATTTATTCCATCTTAGTATTCTCGGTGAGTACGCCCGGCTGTTAACCGGAGAAGGTTGGTTCGAATCCAACAGATGGAGCCAGTTATGGGGCAAAAAGCGGATTCTGTCCAATGAATCTTTTGCAGCACACTGTAATGCCCCGCCAAATTTAGGATCCTTTCAGCAAAACTTATACTTTCACTTTTGGCTGTGAAAAGCAAAGCGGATCCTGTTGAACATGCCCACGTAGTGCAATTGGTAGGAGACAACGGTCTTAGAAGCCGAACAGTGTCGGTTCGAATCCGACCGTGGGCACCAAATTTATACACAGATGTTGGTTCGATTCCAACCCTGATGAAGAGTAGCATAATATGGCAATGCAGTGTATAATCCAAGCCTCGCGCTGACTTGTCGCGTATAATGAGATAAATTACAAGTCACTTTTCTAGAGCATATCGCGGCTGAGGCTAGGCCGTTATGTGGATCATAGCTGGGCCTTTCGGCTTGGTCGCCAGTTCAATTCTGGTAGATGTGTTCTAGAAAAGTTTGGGCTGATAGTGATAATGGGAGCACAGTGGCTTTGCAAGCCTCGGGTCGGGGTTCGATCCCCCGTCGGTCCACCAAATTTTAATCCGTCCGTAGCACAATTGGAGAATGTTCCGTCCTACGAAGTCGAGAGGTGGGGGTTCGAATCCCTCCGGACGGACCATACTATAGTGTATTCTTCGTCATATGCGGGGTTTCAGGTTCCACGTCAAATGTGCCAGAATGAGAATAGTCCTGCAGGTTAATGCTCAGGGTAACACATTAATACTTACAGACAGGTTGACACTTGTTTGGGAATGCATTATAATATGGTTTATGCGGGGTTAGTTTAGTGGTAAAACACTTTCCTTCCAAGTAAGAGTTGCGGGTTCGATTCCCGCACCCCGCTCCCTTGAGTCGATGTCAAGACTCGAAACTTATAAATAAAAGTATGGAAAAAACATACTATACAATTTATAAGATAACGAATCGGATTAATGGCAAGATCTATATTGGATCGCATAAGACCAAAAATCTGAATGACAACTATATGGGTTCTGGAAAATACTTAAAGTATGCCCAAGACAAATATGGTATTGAAAAGTTTGAAAAAGAAATATTGTTCGTATTTGATACGGCGCAAGAGATGTACGCTAAGGAAGCGGAAATTGTCAATGTTGAGTTCTTAGCTGAGCATAACACTTACAACATTAAAGTTGGAGGGTTTGGCGGTTGGGATCACATTAATAATGATGTAGAATTTCGTACGCAGAAAAATCAGCTAGCAAGGGCACGAGCTCAAGCTGCAGGGGCTTCGGATAAAGCAAAGTTATACAACACTGAACGGAGACGTCAGTATGATCTGAATCCAGCACGATGCGCTTCATGTAGCCAACCGCTTGATTTTTTAAAGCGCAAGAATAAATTCTGTGGGCATAGTTGTTCAGCTAAGTTGACCAACACCACTAGAGTTCGCAAATCGAACAAGTAAGTTTTAGGATAGTTACCGCAATCAAAAAGCTAACTATGGTTGTCTAGCGACAAAAGCTATCCTGTTGATTAATGGATGAGATGCTCTAATGGTAGGGCAGCGGGCTGTAACCCCGTGGCTTCGGCAAGTAGGTTCGATCCCTACCTCATCCACCATTTAAGTGACCAGTTTCCGTAACAACTAGAGATGACTGGATCCATCATGATGAACAGTTACGGACGAAGCGTGGGAGTGGAAGAAGGTCTTGTTGTGTCTCCCGAAAATAAATGACGAAAGTCTTAGCGACAACGAGTAATATCAGTATAACCTAAGGGCGATGGCAAGCCTCTGATAGCCTTTATGGACGTGTAGGAAAATTGGTAACCCCAGGAGACTGTAAATCTTCCGCCCGCAAGGCACTACTGGTTCGACTCCAGTCGCGTCCACCAAATTAATCGAATACAAATCTACAGTTGATTTGTTTTAACTGTCCGTCGAGTTTGAATTCAGTTTCGACTTTCGGATAGCAATCGGCAAATGTGCCAACGCAAGTAGACGTTTTAGTCTCTTTGTAAGGTTGACCATCAGCTAGCTTGTAAAGCAGTTTGAGGTTGTATTCATCATCATATGCCATAGAAATATTTATCTCCGATTCGCCTAGTCTGGTATGGCACTTCGTTTGGGACGAAGAATAACGGGAGTTCAAATCTCTCATCGGAGACCAAGAATTAGTCGGAAAGCAAGAGCCGAAAAGTAAATAGTAGGCGACCTAGCCACCTCGGTCGTCTTTGTAGTGTATACTGCGTCAGGGAGCCTGGAAGGGTAACTTGAGAAACACTGGGGTAAGAATCCCAATTGATGGTGAGCGCAAATTTCCAGGGGGTATGATAGTGGTAGTCGCCGAGGTTTGGAACCTTGTAGTGGGAGTTCGATTCTCCCTCCCCTGACCCTTGAGTCGATGTCAAGACTCGAACGATTATAAATATGTGTATGTATTACACTGTTTATAAAACGACGAATAAGATTAATGGCAAGATCTATATTGGATCACATAAGACCAAAAATCTTAATGATAATTACCTGGGTTCAGGTAAGTATTTGAAGCGTGCCATAGAAAAGTATGGAGTAGATTCTTTCACTAGGGAAATACTGTTCATATTTGAAACAGCAGAGGAAATGTATGCTAAAGAGGCGGAGCTTGTGAACGCAGAGTTCCTAACTGAAGAAAATACATACAACCTCAAGGTTGGAGGTTTTGGTGGGTTTGACTATATAAATTCCAACCCCGAAAAATACCTAACGCCCAAGAGGCTTGCAGCGCTGATGCCTGGACATGAGTTGCAAAGGCGGCTGTGGGAAAAATATTATTCCGATCCTGCGTTTAGAGCCAAGCGCCAAGAGCAATCTAGACATGCTCTAAACGTAGCTAGAACAAAATCGCGTGCTCCCTTCAAAGGACGCAAGCATTCGGATGTTGTAAAACAAAAAATAGCTGCAAAGGCTAGAGAAAGATCTGCAGATAATCCACAAGGAAACTCCCAGTATGGGACGATATGGATTACAGATGGTGTTGAAAATAAGAAGATTAATAAAACTGATGTCTTACCAGATGGTTGGTATAGGGGCAGAGTTTTTAAAAAAGTATAATGTCTGGGTGGCAGAGCGGCCCATTGCAACGGATTGCAAATCCGTAAAGTCGTCGGTTCAAATCCGACCCCAGATTCCAATTTTAATGCGTGGTTAGTTTAATGGTAAAATCAGACGTTGCCAACGTTTAGTTAAGGGTTCGATTCCCTTACCCCGCACCAGTTTATGCTCCTTTCGTATAGTGATTTATTACATCGGTTTTGTAGTCCGAGAACAGCAGTTTGATTCTGCTAGGGAGCTCCAGTTTATTTGCTCGCGAAGTATTAGTTGGTGGTATGCCGCTTTCGTAATGCGGAGGATCGGGTTCGAGGCCTGACGTGAGCACCAAAGTTTTGTAAGTGTCAGCAAGTGCAGTCACGCTAGTGATGGTAAGTTCGAACTACCTAACTAGTAAAAGGGGACGGGTTCAACTCCCGGCTGATCGGAAGATCGGTGCAGATTGGTTGCTAACTGGACAGGTACCCAAGTGATATCCATCGCGTGACGGGGTCAGGCTAGGCGGCCGGTAGGTCCTGACTAAATCTACGATAAACGTGACGTAGGCTTACAAATTTAATTATGGAGTAGTTAGTTTAGTGGCAAAACCGCGGGTTGTGATTCCGCTATCACGGGTTCGATTCCCGTACTTCTCCCCATATGAAAGTATTCTTGGTATAAGTCAAAGCGGAAGAAGAGACCCACGTGGATGCATACGCAACGGTCTCAGAGCTCAGTCTCCTTCTAGGCCTGCATTCGAGAGTGCTTTTATATGGCATATGCCTCGGTGTTGGAATTTGGTAGACAAGCTAGAATGAGAGTCTAGTATCCGAAAGGATGTGTGGGTTCGATTCCCATCTGAGGCACCAATTAAAAAGTACATTGCCTGTGTAGCTCCAATGGTAGAGCAGTGGATTGAAAATCCATGTGTTGCTGGTTCGAGTCCAGCCATAGGCACCAAGTTTGACCATTAGGTTCATTTCAGCAATCAAAATAATCTTTCTTAGAAAAAGAGGGTCTGGGTTCGAATCCCAGCGCGGAGTTGGTCTTCCGTGTGGTGTAAGGGTAGCACGAAAAAAGTTGAACCTGTTAAAATAAATGCAATGGCTCAGTAGTTCCAATTGGCAGAACGGCGGATTCCAAATCCGCGTGTTGGAGGTTCGAATCCTTCCTGGGTCGCCAAAAGTTTTAGGATAGTTACAGCAAAACAAAACGCTTGTCATTGGTTGACAATTTGCCTTCTAAGCAAACCTAGCAGGTTCAATTCCTGCAGCAAAACAACTATCCTGTTGATTATCACGGAGAGCGAAGCAGACAGGCGCGCTGCCACCGCCTTGAAAGCGGCTGGATCCTGAAAGGGATTGGATTTCGAGTATACCCGCTCTCCGCCAAAATTATGTCGCGATGGTGTAATGGTAGCACGCTATAAAAGGTGATCCTGATTAGGATACGTGCAGCATACATTTTCCACTGTCAATGGAGATGCCCAGGTTCGATTCCTGGTCGCGACGCCTCTTTTAGGATGAATGCAGCAACATAAAAACTCTTCCACCATTCAGGGAGGCCGGCCCGCAGGGGGCATGTCGTTGGGTTCGAGTCCCGGTCTTAGACACATCATCCTGTTATTCAATGTTCCCTCTTCGCCAAGTTGGTAAGGCATCG